TATAAAAATACAAAGAGGGAGAATTAACTCCCTCCATTGTATCATAACTAGTTACTAAGCACCAACGTTTTGTACTTTAGCATGTGCATCTGGGTTTTGAACCACTAATGCGTATTCTGCTGTGAGTAACCATTTTGTTGAGTCACCAGTCTTAGCAAGTTCTTCTTTGCTTAATGGACGTAGTGAAGCTAAGCCAACATAACCAGGATCAATACAGAGAACAGCTTGATCTCTCATGAAACGGTCAAGTTTAACTGTGTGGTTACCGAAGTCTGAAACGTAAACGTCTGCAGCGCCAGTAATTGTAGCTTGTGTTTTAACTTGTACGTCTACAAACTTAGTAGCAATACCTGCAAAGCCTGAGAAACGAGCTTTGTTAGTTGCTGACATAAGAATTGTTGATGGCTCGCCACCGTCTGTCCAAGCTAATTGTAATGCTGATTTTAAGTCTGCTTCAATGAATGTTACAGCAGTACCATCTGTTGGTGATGCTACTGTTCCATTTGAGAAGCCAGGTGTTGTACCTGCTGTAGAACCTGTTGCTAATACTCGGTTAGTGATCCAAGACTCAATACCTGCTGATGTACGAGCTGTTGCTGCGCCACCTGCTGAAGAAGCTTGGTTACGTACTAAAGCATATTCCATATCACGTTTCATTTCTTTACCAGCTTTCATGAGTTGGTAAGCAACTTCAGACTTACGGCCGTATTTACGTACTACGTCGTATGTGTTAGAAATTTGAACTGTTTTGCGTGAAATTTGAGTGTAGTTACCTAATACTGTTGTAGCAGGTAATGTTGCGAATGAAGCGTCATCACCTTCAACGTTTGCATTAGTTGCTGCTGCAGCTAGTGCGTCTGTTTGCCATTGGTGATAGGTCTGGCCGGCGGTCATGCGCTTTGCCATTGATAATAATGGTGTATCTTCTGGAGAAATATCAAAGATAATATCTTCGAATGACTCCGCTATACCTTTACCGGTGTAGCTATTGGTTGCTGATGTTGCCATGATATTTTTTTCCTTTGTAAATTAGATCATTTGTTCGATAAGTTTTTGTGCTGCGTCTGACTTACCTGTCTTACGTAATTGCTCACGTAAGTTACGTACGTTAGACGTAGCTTCCGCTTTTGTATCTTTAGCACCTGGTCTCACTACAGGTTTAGCGCTTGATACTTTTTTCTTTACAGTAGAATTCTGTTGGAGTTTGCGCCATTGCATAGCGTCATGCAAAACCTTAACGTGTCTAGGATCTACAATTGAGTTGAGTTCTGCATCAGAAAAACCATACTCTTTGCCTACAGACACTAGTTGTTGGGTAGTCTCTTGACTCCATCCTGGTATCTCTTTAGCTAAAACTTCTTTTCCTTTTGCCACTCTATCTGCTATCAATTGAGCTTGATGACTTGCTATTTGTTGCTTTTTGGCTTCAAACTGTGAAACTAATGCACTACGTTCTTGCTGTAGTTGGTTATATGTAAAGAAATGTTTTTGCGCTTCCACAAAGTCATTATCAGACAATTCTTGCCAATTCACGTTACTGTATTGACCTAATTGTTGGTCTAATGCTGTGATCTTCGCTACATCTTCAATTAACACATTGTTAAGTTGCATTTGTTCTGCAAAGGCTTGCTCTTGCATTTTAATTTGCTGAGCATAGGCTTCTAGCTCTTTACGTTGTTCTGCTACTTGTTGTGTCTTTTGTGTGTAGTCAAGCCCTTGTTGTGCCAATGCTACGACTTCGTCAAGTGGTTTCTCGACTTCTTCACCATTAACCTTTAACTTAAGGATAGCAGGAACTTCATCTTGCGACTGTTCTTCTTCCTCAGCTTGATCATCCGGTGCGTCATCTACAGCTTCTTCTTCAGTTTCTACTTCATCAGTAGGTACTTCAGTTTCTGCCTCTGCCTCTTGTGGTTTACGTTCTTCTTCTGGTGTATCTAAAACTGGTACATCAGACTGAATATCATCACCTAGCATAGCCTCTAAACGGCTTTGTGGTGACTGTTCTACGACTTGGTCACTCATAATATTTTCCTTGAAATTAGACAATAAAAAAGCCCACCGAAGTGAGCTTTAAGTGGGCTTGTCCTTACCCAAATATCTTAAACTTTGGTCTATCTGTTTGTATGGCTGCTAACTTACCTGTATTCATTACGTCAGTAAGTTGTTTATCAATTTGGTTTAATAACTGTAGTGCGATAACTAAACGGTTATGAGTCTTCTCATCACCCAATGGACTTGTAGTCATTGTATTGACAATGTTCTCTCTAACCTTGCTTATTGCTTCTTTATAAACTGGGTTCTCTAATATAACCGCAGCTTGTTCACCACGTTTAACTTCTTCTAAACTTTTGTCTGCCATAGTTATCCTGTTTTTGTCCATGCACTATTAGGTGCTAAAGCAAATAGTCTCCAAATGCCTTGGCTTGGGTTATCGTTTGCTAACTGCTGAAGCATGCCTTGTATGTCATTTTGTTTGTCATAAGTCCATGGTCCAGGCTGATATGTGTTAGCACTATAACTAGGCATTGTACCACTTGGAGCGCTAAAGTTCAACTCAGGGCCTAATAGCCCACCTAAATATTGGCTAGCGCCATATTGTTGCTGTGGCATAGACAAATATTGTGATGCACCACCTTGGCCTAATTGAGGTTGTTGTCTTAATAACTCTTCAATAGTCATTACATTACTCCGGACTGTGCCTTAATTTGTGCAATAGCTAAGTCTGTTTCTGCTTTAAGTTGAGCCTTGAAGCGTTCTAACTCAGCTTGAGCTGCTATCTTTTCACGTTCAATGATAACATCATTTTGTGAACGTACTTGCTCTTGTTGTAATTGTGCTTGAGCCTTTTGTTGTTCTATAGCTAATTGACCTTGTATCATGATCTCAGCCTCTGAAGGTTTTTGTTCTTGGCCTTCTTGTGCTGGTGTATTAGCTGGGTTGATCCAGAACTCTTCAGGGTTCTTGAAGCCTGCATTCTGTGTAAGCTTAGCTAATGCGTTATAGATCTTCTCAGGTGAAGTAATGCCAATAGCCAATGCTTCTTTTTGAGCTTGTAGAATAGTTGCTAAGTGTGCTAATTGTTGATCCTTATTACCAGCACCTAGGCCCACAGAGATAGATAAGTCTTTACGGTCTTCCCATTCTCTAGGATCTATTTCTACCCACTTGTTACGTAAGCGGATAATATCCGGTTTAGTTAATGTAGTTCTAACTAAATGATGGACTAACTTGAATAAGTCTTTAACACCTGTCTCTGCAAATGTTCTTGCTACTAACTCAACTCGTTGTTGAGCCGCAGTCATAATTTGTTGTACACCAGTTGCTGTCTTATTTAAACTGTTAGCGTCTAAGCCTTGGTTATAAGCAGTAATACCTGTACGTTTTTCCTTCATGCTATCCATGTATTCAACCATAGCAAATGAAGAAGCTGGTAATGGAGGATGTGATAAAGGCATAATACCTGAGCCTGGGTCACCATCTACACGCACGATACCACCTGGACGTGAAGTCAACATATCATCTAGGTTTACACGATCAGAAATAGCATAACGGCCATTGTTAGCTAGATACATATTATCTAATTGGCCACGTAGTAATGTAGACTTAATTAACTGGATGTCCATAGTTAAGTCAGCATAAGATCTACCGATATGTCTATGAGGCATGATCATTGGTGTAATACATGCAAATGGTACGTGTTCCATTTTCTCTTTATAGAGAACTGTATTACCTAATACTACTACTCTGTAGCGTTCACCTTCTAACTTAATGTATGTGTCTTTAAGTAGAGCTTCATCTGATAGCAATGCTCTATCATATTCTTCATCATAAATATCACGTGCGTTAGACTCTTCTTCGAATGTATCACGTAAGTCTGACATGATAGACTTGATATATTCTAGTGGTTTGTCAAATGCTTCAGCAATATCAGATAGAGACATGATCTCTCTATGTTGAACAAAGCGTGCATCATCTAAAGATGGACCATTAGCATCAACTGATACCATCATGTTTTCTGGTGCTACGTTCTCAATGCAGATCTCTGTCTTCTTTTCTGTAACCTTGAGCTTAACGTCATGAAGCATAGGTTGCATGATCGTAGCAGGATCTTGGCCCATAGCTAATGCTTGGTCCATGAGTGCATTCATATCTACACTAGGATCAGGATATGCTGTATGTTCTAATACTTCAGTCTTTTCATCTGAAGCTAACATTTGTAATTGGCCATCTGTAAGGCCAGCATATTCATACTCTTCTACTTCTTCTTCGTCTTCAGCGTAAACTTTAACGTATCCGTTTTTAGATAGCAGCGCATCCTTAAACCATACGTAGAATATCTTAAACCCTTCGTTCTTTTCCATAACTACGTGGTTTACATAGTCAGTCTCTTGATCAGCAGCGTCTTGATCCTCTGGACCTTTAGGCTCAAACTTAACGACTTGGTCACCTGATACAAATACTTTTAATAACTGTGGTAATGCTGACTCGATAGTATCTTGAACGTCAAATGAAACAACTTGAGATCTGCCCTCAAGTTCATTTCCAAATGGTCAACTTGAGATCTGCCCTCAAGTTCATTTCCAAATGGTTCACCTAGATAATAGTCGATAGCTTCAGCACGATCATTGGATAGAGCAGCGTCATTTACACCATACGCTATGTTCTCTTCTTCCTCTATACGTGCAACAATTTCTGAGTCTTGTATCTTCATTAAACAATTCCTAAGTTTGTATATTGTATCTCTGAACTAGACCATGACTCGTTCTTCATTCCGTCTGCAGAGGTACATAAATATCTGAATGCGTCTGCTCCATGAGAATACTCATCATGCAATGGCGCACCAGGTTCGTTAGTTGCAGAGTTTATACTTCTGCGATAATGCTTTAAACACTCAACAAGTCTACTAGCTGACTTATCAAAGTAAACTCTATGGAAGTTCATCCTGGCTATCTTAATGCCGGCCTCTATATCCATACGAGGTACAATTCTAACATCCCATCCGAACTTGCGCATAATATCTTCTGCTGATATACCATGCTTAAAGTCTTTAGACTGTCCATCATGAGGTAAGTACATAGTTCCCCAATTATATGGCAATGCTTTTAGCTGAGATGAATAACTGTCTAATGTTCTATGATCATCTTCAATGTATCCAATAACTCGTAAGTCTGATACACCTTTTTGGCATAGGATAACTGACATGGAGTCATTCCATCCTAAGTCCATAACAACGTGAACCTTAAGCATTGGATCATAAGGTACGTTAGTAATACGTCCGGCTTCCTGGGCCTCTCTTATTTCGTTAGAGTATATAGCACCATCTACCTTTGGTATGTATCATCTGTATCTATATTAGGGTTGAAGCTTATCCAGATCTCTGATCCTGGTTTACGTATCGTAGGAATAAGAATATCCCAGCTTTTGCGTGATACAGTCTGTGCTTCCTCGACCCATACACAGTCTACGCCTTCATACGACTTAATTGACTCGACCGTATTATTGGCTAGTCCAGTAAAACTAAATGAGCTACCGTTAAGGCCACGGATCTCTGCTTCTAATACTTCAAAGAAAGCGCCTAAACCTAATGCTTGTATTTGATCATTCAGCAAGGTATGCACCGACTGCTTAATAGATCTCTGAATTTCTCTAGCGCATAATATGCGTAGTGGTTTGTTAGCTGCTTGTATAAGCAAGGCCCTAGCAAATGACCATGACTTACCTGAACCTCTACCACCGTATGCTACTTTGTAACGGTGTGGCTCAAATAAGAACTCTAGCTTACTCGGAAATTTGGCTATCGTCTGGTTTGACAAAGAGTATTCCTATTCCGCTAGGTAGGTTAGAACCATCCGGCCCTGTTAACGCTCCTACTTTATTCTCTTTTTCGTCTTTGTTATCCATTGTTTTGCAACTCCTAATAGGTTGGTTGCCCTCTATTATTATCGGCTTAGTAGCCCTCTATAGTACATTTGTTCTATGATAGCAGGATCAATGTAGTTTTGTTGCATTGTTAAGCCTGGGTTAGTTAAGTTTTGCATATATGGTGACATTTGTGAAGGCGCAGGTACAGATGGCATAGGTACTGGAGGTAATGCACCATAGTCTTTAGGCTTTAAAGTATAATCACGCATTTGAGCTGGCGGTACTTGGCCTTGTGGAGGTACATACTGAGGCATTTGAGCCGGAGGAGGCATCATAGCACCTGCTGCTTGAGGTAATGCCTGTCTTAGCGTGTTAATGTCTTGTTGGCTATAACCATATTGTTGAGCCAATTCTCTTAGCCTTTGAGCGTCTTGTAATTGTTTTAATTGTTTAGCTAGATCTGCCATATTATAGTTCGCTTTCTCTGTTTTTACCCTTAAGTGGATAGATCATCCGTTGATATGTTTCCCACCATTCTTGACTATAGTCTGTATTCTGATAGTCTTTAAAGCATGGTGTGCCTAATGTATGATGCACTAATTTAGCATCT